ATATTCAGAAACAGCTAATACACCGGATGTAAATATATTTTCTAGACTAACCATATCTGCATCACCGGAGTTCTGTGCATAGTATGCATAGTCAGATGCCATAGCTAAAACACCTGAAATAGGATCAAACCTTGAAAATGTATAATATTTGTATGAGCCGTCTTCTTGTTTAAAACCTATAGAATAGGGTGGGGCATCACTAAACTTCCTAGCCTTTGGATTACTAGGACCACTTCCATTTATAACAACCTGGTCTCCATACTCACCCATAGCCATGTAAACCATGCCAGCAAATATTGAGTTACCTAAAACTAATTTTGAAAAAGCTTTGTCGAACTCAGCACCTTCACCTTTTTTTACTGCTCTATAAACTGGTGACCAATTTAATGTCCTATCAAAAACAGCCTTCACAATGTTTGTAGGTGTCTTGGAAAAAGGTATAATAACCTTTCCACCAGGTATGTTAGATGCTCTGACCAATGCAGAGAAAGCTCCTTGTGGGTCTTCCTGAAAAGTAGATTCCCTGGCTTCTTGTGTCATTAGCTGTTTGATATCGTCATATTTATCAGTGTTTAGCAAAATATCTTTGTAAACATTTTCTGCTTCTGTCTTTGCTACCTCTTTACTTACACCACCTTTTATAAGTGTTTCATACTTAATCTTCATATTACGATAAGCTTCTCTATATAAAACTTTTCTTTCAGTGATAACCTTGAAGAATGCATCTTCTGAAGCAAGAAATCTGCCTGGCATCCTAGTCATAATACCTAAAATATTTAAAGCTGGCATAAATGATGTCTTGCCAAATTCTACTGGACCACCGGTTTTTATATTTTGTATTTGCTCTACTACTGTTCTTATATTGTCAGTGTTACCTATAGATGTAAGATTTTTAAGATCAATCTTTGTTGCAACATTTTCTGAGCCTTCAATACCCAGGGTAAGTGCAAAGCTTTTCATAGCATCCATCAGTGCCATCTTAGCTCCATGTGCTTCTGCATTGAACTCACCAAGATAAACTCTATCACCAGTCTTGCCACCAATACCCATTTTAGTTCTTGCTTCTCCAACAAGACCAGCTAGTCCAGTTTCTAAAGTTCTTTGTGCAGAATAAATAGCATTACCAGCCATATTGACTACATGAGTTACTGGAGAAGATAGTAGGGCATTTATATATATCTCCATCAAAACGTCATAACTTTTTGACAACATACCTTGCCTAGCAAACTGCATTCGACCTGGTTTTGGGAGTGTTGCATACATTTCTATATGTGCATTTATGAAATCATCATCTTCAGTAGGCATAATCTTATCTGCTTTTACATAGAAATCTGCCATATCTACATTCATTAGTTTCTTCATGGCTGATAATATACCAAGTGTTCTACCACCTTCTGATCCAACACCACTTACCTGGCCAATGATATTTTTCATTATGCCCATGTTAATATTAAATTGTTTGTATAAATCAACTTTCTCTTGACCTTTTGACATACCTTTAATTTTTGTAGCCATGTCATCTAAGTTTCTAGCGAGGGAAGCTATTAACATCATACCACCAACTAAATGTTCTACTGGCAAAACTTCCCCTGGTTTTCTGCTAATTAAATCATATGCAATTTTGTCTAGGCCCATGCCTTGTGTAGTCGCAACAACATCCTCTAAGCTTTGTGGGTCTCTTTTTAAAAACTTAAAAAATTGTTCGTTGTCTTTTGATATGGCCAGTATCATCTCTTCTAAATTAAGAGTTTTCATTTGACCATCTAGTTTTTCAGATAATATTTCACCAACTCTTGCAAGGTTTATACCTGGGCCTTGATAGCCTTCTTGCTTCAATGCCTGGTTAAATGCATCTATATTTTTATCATCTATAGCCCTGAAGGTAACACCTGATGAACCAAAAGTAACTTCATCACTTGGCAGTCTATCTTTAGTTATCTGTGCTTGTTTTTTCTCACCAGCTTGTAATAGTTTTATAACCTTATCAAGTAGAGCCATCAGTACCACCTTGATCTAATTTATTGAGTTCTGTTTGTTGTATTTTTTGTGCTTGATCATAACCATCAGGTCCATCAAATGCCGGCAAATCATTTTTGTTTATACCACCGAAATAGTTTGGATCATAAACATATAAAACTAAGTCAGGCTCACCATTATTGTATTTCTTAAATTGTTCTTTACTCCAGCCTTTAGGAGCAAACTCATCACTCCATTTAACCCTTGAAACTGGTTTAAAACCTACAGTCTCATATATCTTTGGCAAAAATGTATTAAATGCATCTAACTTTTTTCCACCTTGTTCGACAGCTAGTTGCATCATTGCATATATTGATCCTGGTGGTGAACCAGGTTTGTTAAAAACACCAACAACATCACCATCAGGTTTTATAACAAAACCACCACCATACTCAGTTCTGTAAAGATTTGAATTTATAAGGTCTTCAGGTTTTTGTATTGTAACTTGCAGTCCATACTTATGATTAGCCATAGAGTCGGACATATCTTTGCTGTATGCTTTTGCAGATGTTTTTGCATCTACTTTTTTAATTATAGGTGTGTTTATCCCAGCTTTGGCATAGCGAGCTTTGATATCAGGATTAGGGTTAAATGTTAACCCCCCATCTCCTCCAGCATCTCCTGGGCTTCCTCCTTCGTAAGTCCTGGAAACTCCTCCAGCCCCTCCTGAATCATTGAGTTCCTGAAATCTTCTACGGCTGTTTCTGACTGCTCGTTGTTTGGTGCTAAACTCTCTGAACCCTTTTGGTTCAATTGCTCCTTGTTCAATCGCAACTTTGTCTTCATCGCTTGAGCGAATTCCAAATCCTTCTTGCTTAGAGACATTCTCTACTCCTTCTGAAAAAGATTCAGGTTTAGATAGTACTCCTAAATCAGTATATAAATTCTGTTCTCTATACCATAAAATAGCCTGAGCATCTTGATCTGTCAATTTTAAATCTTTTAATCTAGGGTCTGAAACTATATCTTTTACTAACTGATCCATTATCAATCGTTCACTTTGATTTTTAGGTTGACCAAGCTCAACCAATTCGCCTTTTTGATTTTTTGCAAGATTGTCAGAAAAAGTACCTTCGCTTCTTCTTATGGTCCTAACAAACCATCTATCTTTTGTAACATCTTGATATCCATTAATATTAAGACCAAACTTACCAGCCTTGTCTCCAAGTATAGTCATACCAAAATGCATACTGTCGGCAGTACCACTCATACCGGCTGGACCTGATTTAAATCCAGCTTCAAGCCTTAATTTTGTAAGCTCACCTTTTGTATGTGGCGATAACATAAAATCAGCAAAACCATCTTCGCCAAATTTATCTAAAAGAAATTGGATCATTTTTAGACCACCAGGGTAGCCATATTGACCAAAGCCAGCTTTTTCTATTCCCTCTACGGCTGTGCCTGGTGGTGGTGCTTCAGTTGAAAATTTGCCAGTCTTTTTATATTTAAGATATTGAGCAAGGGCAGACTTTGTATTTTGTGATACTTTTGGCCCTGGTGAAGTTGCACCCATAATTGCTGAGAGTAAAACTCTATCTGTTTCACTTGTACCTAATTTTTCAAAACCAGCTATTCTTGATGCAAGATTAAAGGTTTTTAGTATGTCTGCATCATACCATCCTTGACCTGATACATCTGTTTTTAACTGTAACTCAATTTCATTAATTAAATCTTTTTTTATCAGGTTGTAATCTTTAGGATCAGCTATTGATAATTTTCTGCCATGTTTTCGTATTGCATCTTGATCAAAAAAATTATGCAAATCTTGTACAATAATTTTAGGGTTGTCTTTGTTTTTTACGTTTGGTCTTTTCAGTGCTATTTGTTTTATTTGTTCTTTGTAATCAGGTGCAAGTTTCGCCAATAATTTATTAATACCTTTTTCTATTTCACCACCACCCATAGAGGATAGGGTAGTCGTATTAGCATTTAGGTCTAATTCACCCTGGGCTTTCTCACCGATCTTACCTAAAGCATTCTTTATCTTATCACTACCCTTCATAGCTCTATATAAAGTGCCTACACCTTCTAGAGCTTTGCCAAGATATTCACCAATAACCCCACCTTCAAAAAACCTTTGTGGTGCTTTTTGTAACTTCTGCATTAATACAGTTTCATCTTCATCGGCTTTTAGGCTGTCTATAATTTCTTTTTTTAGTTCGTCATTAGATACGAATAAAGATGTACCTAGCTCAATTAATCCAGGGTCTTTTGGATTCATGCCTATAACTTCAGCCGTTCCATAGCCTAAAACATTTCTTAAAAATGATGATGAAATATTTGTGCCTTGAAGAGCTTTTGCTCCTATAGCACCAGGTAAAACTACCTGACCAATGGCTTCACCAAAACCAGCACCAGCTTTTTGAGCAGTGCCTTCAGGCTTTAACAAATTGTTAATGTAATTATTTATATCACCAATGATAGGTAACTTTTCATTTACAAAAGGTATGAATGATTTGCTGTATGCACCATCTGTTATAGTATCCATAACCTCAGTACCAAACTTACTAGGACCAACCGGAAAACCTTTACCTAGACCGATGCCAAACTCACCTACAGCACCTGGAGTAGCTTTGGCAATATCAACTGCTTTATCTAAAAAAGTCCTTTGTTTTTGGATGTTTGTACCATTTTCTGAAATAGCAATGTTAAGATTTACACCTTTGTCTCTTAGTGTATTACTAGCAAATATTTCTGATAAAATCTGATCTTCATCAAAGGCAATCATTCGCTAAACCTTTCTTCTGCAAGCATACTTTTTGTAATAGAAATATATGTCTCAATTCTTGATTTTTCTTTTTTATCGTTGCCTGATTGGAACAGTCCTATTCTTTGTTCTTTATCAGTAAGCATGTCTTCTAGCTTGTCTTCCATCTTTAATACATTTGCCCTTGTCATAGGCTCGCCACTTGGTATTAAATCAGGATATTCTTTTGCAAAAGTGTCAAAGTAATTTCTTTTATAGCTGTCTCTTTTTTTAACAAATATTTCTTGTAAAATTATTTCACCATCAGATTTAGCTAACTCTTTTACTCTTTTTACATGATCAAATGGTATTGTCTGTGCATCTTTTGTTTTATTGTAAGCAATCTCTTCTTCTTGCAGTTTACCCAGTATCTGAACAAACACTTCACCTTTTGCATATTGTGCATCGTTCTGATCAGTTATTTCTGTATCAACTAAAAATCCTAGTTCTTTTGCAAGTATTGTTTTAGCATCTGTAAAACCTTGTGTTTGCTGACTGTTAAGTGTGCCAAGAAGACTGTTAAAATCTTTTGGTATTAGTTTGTCATATGCATCATTTAATGTTTTATAAGATAAAGTTCCAAAGCCAGCTTTTTTAGTCAGGTCTCTAAGAGTTGTTTTATCGCTTACAGTTCTTTCACCACCAGCCTTATTATTTAATTTTGATAAAACTTCCCAGGGATTATTGGCTTCATCAAGATCAACAAGCTTCTTTAATTTTGCTAAGTTTGATGTAATTGTAGCTTGATCATTGCCTTGCTGTATATCATTGGTAATATCAATTTCTAATTGTGAAGCAGTGTCATTGCCAAGCTTATCATTTTCTTCATCTCTAAGGTCTTCTATTTGATTCTGATTATGTGCAGTTGTTACAATTTCTGTTGCTAATGTCTGTCTTTGATCAAGAGATAGACCAGCAACAAGGGCATCTATTGTCTTATCACCAGTGGCTTTACCTCTTCTAAGATCATCAGTTATGTCTGCTAAGTCCTTTGCATTATTAAAAGATAATGTCTTTATTGTTGAGAACAAATTTGTTTCAAATGCTTTATTCCAATCATTGACACCAGCTTTAAATGCTGATCTCTCAAACCTAGCACCAATCATTGTTTTACTATATTTAGATAAAAGCTTTTCCCTTATTCCACCTTTACCCCATATTTTTTGAGTAAGTGCTTTCTGATCTATTTCATCAGTGTTTTTAGGAAGTATAGCAAAGATTTCATTGTCTAAATTATTCAGATGAGTATCTAAAATAATTGTTGCTCCACTTTGTAAGCCGGCAGTCGTTATCTTATTTAACTTAATTCCATGCTTATAGTAATGACCATTAGCCGTAATATTTAAATCTGACTGTACTTGCTGTCCTATTCCAGGGGATATATCATTGGCAAGCTTTGATGTTTCTAAAATTATACTATTTAAATCTTTTTCAAATTCAGAAATGCTCATTACATTTTTATCAGCAGACAAGGCTAATGAGTTCATTTGTTTTTTTGCTTCTACTAATAAAGAACTACCAAGTGTTTTTGCTACCTGATTAAATGCTGATGAACCAAATACTGTAGTTCTATCAAACTGTTCTAGTGGATTGCGACCATCATCTATTGCCTTTTCATACTCATCAACAGTCGGTGTATTGACTGCACCGAACTCAGCACCTTCTATCTTAGCCTGGGCTTCTGCTCTTTTTAAAAAAAAGTTACTCATCTTGGTCAATTCATTATTCAACAAACTAGTTGTCCTGGATGCTTCTCTTGCTCCAATACCTGAAGGACCTCGTATATTTCCAAGCTGTAATCTAGATGTTAATGATTGATATCGAGTTCTAGCCATTATGTTCTATACCCAGTATATGCTGAAGCCTGATATGGGCCAGTTGTAGAATAACCACCAGTACCAGTCATACCAGTCGATGTTGTGCCTGGACCACCTAGTGAAGCATAGTTCATACCAGCACTAGCAAGAGTTCCTAAAGCTTGTATATATCCTTGTTTCTTAGCTTGTCTGCCAGCAAAACGTAAATCTTCTGCTTGAGCCTTTGCCGAACTAAGGGCTAACTTTGCATTGGTTCTTGCTGTAAAGAAATCAGTTGTACCAGGTTTGATGACATCGTTAATCGCTATGTTGTTTGGTGTTCCGATAGTAGGCTCAAGACCACCAGCAAACGCTGTAGCATTTACTGAAGCTAATGCTCTTCTTGTGGCTTCTAAAGCTTTTGTTCCTTGCTCTTTTGCCTTAACTGCTTCTACTCGGCCTTCAAGCTCTTTATACTTAGCTTGTGCATAATATGCCTTTTTAGTGTCTTGGCCTTGTTTTACCTGAGAATAAGCTACAACTCCAGCTATTACTAATGATGCGACTGCTACTGTCATTTTATTGTCCAGTACTAAGTTTGTACTCTACTCCTAATACAGTAGCGAATAGAGGTTGTGTCTGTGTAAATGTGAGTTGTGCTGTATCACTGTATCCCAAAAGGGGAGCAACTCTTTTTCTGCCAGTAAATGTCGTTGGCACTGATCCCATTGTGTAAGGTAAACTTTCCAGGGCTATCTCAAAACCATTGACTGTAATGTTCTGTGTTCTATCTAAAACTGGTGTGGCTTCTAATATTCTTCGTTTACGGCTAACAACTACACCGGATGATAGCTTTGGTTCTGCCGGTAATGTTTTTACTTCTACAGAATAGGGAAGGCCAACCTCAACAAATGTTGTAGGTACAGCATCTAAGGTTATAGCTCCACTAGCTACAGTTTTGTCAGTTAAAACATAATTATCTCTTACAACATCTACTGTTTCACCTTCTAGGTGAGATAGACTAGAGCATGTAGTGTTACTAGGTTTTGCCTGGTCCGGTGCTGTAGCTCCTGAAAAGTATTGTATGTTGGCATCAGTCGTTCTTTGATCGTCAAACATCTCAACATATCGTTTTGTTGCACTATTGATTGTTCTTTCTGTCACTACATAAATGTCAGTAATATCAACGGCTACGTCTAAAAACTTACCATCTGTGATGAACTCTGAAGGAGCAACAACATTTTGTGATCTAAGAATAGAAAACACAGCCATTGTACCATCTTGATCATTTGTAATTAAAAGCAAGTCACCATCATCAGTAGAGGTGGCAACCCTCAAGGCCATAGACCTGGGTGATTTCAATAGATGTGATGATAGCAGTGAGATATTATTAGCCTGGTAGTTTAAATCAACATCACTAAATAAAAATTCTCTAAGAGCTTTTCCTTCACGCTGTATAAATAATGTACCACCTTCAGCCGACACTGGCTTTATACCTTCTTTTGATCCTCGTCTTGTCGCATTCTTAATAACCAGGTTAGATGGTGTAATAGGATCAAGATCAGCCTGGGGAACAAAGAACTCAGCATCAGTTGTAAATATCTGCAAGTCTCTTCCTGATCTCATGGCTGTTATAGCGTTTACACTATCAGTGGCTATACTTACGAATAATGCATCATCAGCCAGGGCTTCATGTGTTTTAAATTTAAAGAAGTCACCTATCTTTGATCCAAACAATGCATTGGGTAAAGACTTTGTACCTCCAAAAAATAATCTTCCTTCATGGAATGTGCATGTTCTTGGAAATCCTCTAGTGCTAGAAAATACATCTTCGTATCCAGTTTCTAATTCCCAAGCACCGGAAGCTATAGCAACATCCTTTTCAAAAAAGGGAAACTCAGTGACAACCTTTATGACAGTTGATGATGTAAACTCAACAACCCTGGCCCTACCAAAACCATTTAAAACATTTATATACTGATCAACATTTCCTGAAGAAAACACTCCTGATGATGCTGTTAAGTTAACTGTTCCATCTACGGCATCCGGAGTAATCGTAGCTGAAGGATTACTTGAAGATGTTGTAAAGGCATGTTTAGGTGAGGTGAGGGATATAGTTGCAAAAGTCCAGGTTGAATTACTACCACCTCTAACAATAGACTTAGGAGACATATCCTCATGGACCAGGATTAATGTATCAGCACTTTGAGTAAAATATAATCTATCAAGATCAACATCACCCAAGGCACAAACTAAGAAGTCGTTGCCTGATCCATTTATATTGGTGATTTGCTGACCATTAGCAAAAACAAACATCCTGGTATTGCTAGTTGTGTTTTTAACAAACACCAGCATATAAGATTGTGTCGTAGAAAATTCAAAAGGTATAAGCCTAATACCATCTAATGTTGTAAATGATCCACCCAGGTGAGATGAAATATCCAGCATGAATCTAAGACCAGGCCGTCTTTCAAAACCACCCTGGGGCAGTACGACTACGTTCTGAGCTTTTTCTAATGCTGATGCATATTGGGCTATATCTATTCTGCCATGTAAAAGAGGATCAATCTCACCTACAGTAAAATTTGACTGATACTGAGTAACCCTGGCCATTATCTAACATCCGTTAATAGGTAGTCAGCTATAACTGTTTTTGATTGCCCAGCCCCATCTATGTTAATTGCTTGTCTAAAATATCCACCTCTCATATTCTCAGAAGGTGTTCCAAGTGCTATCGTTCTCCAATAATCACTCTTGGTAGTCTGATCTGTAACCGGCTCAGCTAAATGCCAGGCCATTTGATACACAAGCATTTGTACAAAGTATGAAGGCATATCCACTTCAGATACTAGCCTTTGATAATCTAAAACTATTGTTGTTTGATTTGTAAATAACTGATCACCCTGGATTTCATATTCAGTAATCTTAGGCAATGTACCGGTTGATAAAGAAGCATAGACAGCCCTGGGAACACCATTAAACATATCTGATGGTAATTGATAAGCGTACAAATAAACATTTGTTGGTGCTGTCGTTAGACGGCCTATTTGTTGTTTTGTCAAAGTAAATGACCAGGGATACATTCCCAGGGTCTGAGCTTTAACACGAGGATACAGCACTGAGCAGATCGAGCTTGGGGCAGTGCCGTCTGCAAAGGAAGTGATTTGATTTGCTCCTAGTAGAAGGAGAGCCTGGGAACAAATCGATACGTCTGTATCACCTTCAGCCATTGGCCATATCCTCGCCTTTTAGTTTTTAGTCGCTATCTGTCATAGCCACTGTAGTGCCATCTGTAACATCAACAACACCGGATGCATTAGATGCAACCATAACAATACTCATTGTTGGTGTACCACTGTCATGTACAAAGATAACATCACCTACAGACAAATCATCAGACATATCATTGAAATAACCGGCTGTGTTTACAGTAGCTATTGCATCGGCTGATGTATAAGTCCACATTTGAGGGGCTACTCCTTTTTTGGATTGGCCACCTATTGGGTTCATACCAGTTCTACTAAATGCCATGATTAACTCTCCCTACAAGTTACATCAACAAGACCATTCGCATCTATTACGATTGCTCCGGCTGAATACATTGCTGTTACTAAGAAGGAAGTTTTCTCAGGAATGTAGTTGACCTCTGTCTTTGGTGCGATACCAACGGCACAACCGATAGCATCTCTATGGAATGCTAAACATGTTCTGTCATTAGACCCATCTTTTGGAAGTCCACCTTCATCACGATCACCAATCATGTGAATAGTGAAACCCATAAATGAGTTTACTTCACCTCTGACTAAAGCCTGGACTTGAGCAAAATCTGCTGATATCGCTCTTTCATCGCCAAGCAATGATGCTAGTGAGTTGGCATGGATAATCATGTGACGATCTGTAGGTGGCACTGACTTAGCATCCATTCCTTTTTTCGTTGCGATGATTTTTCCTACATTCAAATCTGAAGCACTTGCAGAACCACTGGTCACCACAGTATTAGCCACTGTAGTACCGGCAGAACCAGCTATTAATGCATCAATAATGATTTGATCTTCTCTTCTTCCTATTGCATTTCCAACTAACTTGGCAAGCTCTTGTCTTTCATCAAAGTTGATTTTTGCCTGATTAAAAATGTCTGAATACTCAGAAGCAACATAATCAGTAAGAGTTGCAGTTACACTTGAAAATGTACCATTTAATGGAACAACGTCAGTTGAAGGTGTTCTAACTGATGCTGAACCTTTAGCCAAGATCGGAAACTTTGCAGTGCTACCTTCCACTCCAGTTCTCATACGAGCAACATTTCTTAGAGTGGCAGATGCCTGATAAGCTTGATGAACCTCAGCTTCAAACAGCGTTACAAACGCTGGACTTAAAGTTGTAGCCATAAAGACTTCTCCATAGTTAAATTATTACATCGTTTTGGTTACCGGAAAATCCGACCTAAACTCTTTACTAAAGCATGATCGGCTGACGAGAGTTATCGATCTAATTAGACGATACACCAAGATATAGTAGTTTGTAAAGCCTAGAATACATATCTAGTATTTATACAGTAAATTTAACCATAAGCTTGCTCAAAAGCTCGCTCAACTTTCTTTCTGTAAACCGGATCAGATTGATATTTAGGATCAGCTACCATAGCCTGGAGTTCAGTTTTATCAGGCATATCACCAGGTAATGATACAGTTGGTATCTCTTGCTTGCCATTAATAAGACCTCTAAGCTTTTGCATCACTCTTTGACCTTCGGCAGTACCACCCAGCACTTCTAACTCCTGGTAATCGGTTTGAGTCAAGACACCATCTGCAACAAGTTTTTTACTCCAGTTAATATTAGACTGAATTATTTCAGTAGCATTAACACCAAGCTTTTCTTTTTCCTGAGAAATATTTATTTCTTCTTCTTGCTGTACACCACCAGTAATTTCTATGACCTTATTGATTAAACCGGTAACAGATTTATTAGATAGTTGTTTTTCTTTACCAAACTCCAAGACGGCCTGGATGACGGCATCATCAGGATCAACAGAAATTTCAGATAAATCATACTTATCAGGGGCTGTCTCGCCTAGTTTTTTCTCCAGGTGATTAATGCTCTTAGCCATGTTCTCAATGTTTGGACCATCTGTTTCATCCCAAAACTTTTCCGGAAACCAGTCAGGCCTTTCATAGACTTCGCCTTCTCCAACTTCTGCTTCTTCTCCAGCTTCTTCATTTTGGATGTGAGAGATTCCTTCTTCTTCATTGGCTACCTCGCTTTCTATATTCCCAGCTTCTTCGGCCATTAGACCTGAAGATTGTTGTTCTTCCTGGGCTATGTCTTTTTCATCATTCATTACTGCATCTCCTCATACGTTGAATAATTTCTCTTACAATCGAGTTTTGCCCCTCTCTAGAATATCCATAAGAAGGTTCAGTTCCTGGTGTCCAGGCTGGTTGATCAATAGTAATAGATCGTAAATGATCTAAAACCTTTTGACCTTCTTCTGATGTAAATACTCTCATGTAAGCTTTATCGATCTCACTAGGCTCATTTTTAAAAACCATTTGTGGATCATCAATGCCTTCCCAGCCACTATTGCTGTTCAGGTATCTGATCTTCTGTGCCTGGTCCTGGTCCATCCATCATTCCTTGTTGTTGTGCTATTTGCTGGGCTTGTTGTAACAATGCTTGTCTTTCTTCCGGTGTCGTTCTTAAAGTTGCCGGTATGCCAAGATTGTCAGCTATAAAATCCATAG